ACTTGCCAAACTGCTTGCCACTGAGGATTTGGTGGTGGAGCACAAGAAGGTCTCTACGGCGTCTTTTGACGTGCTGAATAGGGTTCTGACCCTTCCTATGTGGGAACGCGCTTCTAGCACCGTATATGACATGCTGGTGGGGCATGAAGTGGGACATGCACTCTTCACTCCCAGCGATGAATGGGGGTTTGAGACTCCGATGCAGTTTGTCAATGTAGTGGAGGATGCTCGCATTGAGAAACTGATGAAGCGTAAGTATCTGGGCATCGGTAAGTCTTTCTATCGTGGTTATAAGGAACTGAACGAGCAAGACTTCTTTGGTATTGCTGATGAGGATATTTCCAAGTTTAATCTTGCCGACCGTGCCAACCTTTACTTTAAGATTGGCAACTTCGTTGATGTTCGTATTGAGCAAGGTGAAGAAGCAGAAATCATTGATCTGATTGCTAATACAGAAACTTTTGATGATGTTCTGATTGCTGCTGAAGAACTTTATAAGTATTGTAAGAAAGAAAAAGAAGATAAAGAAGAGTCACCAGCAGAGCAGAATCCTGAGGGCAATACTCAATCGGATGAGGGTTCTCAGTCTTCTGAAAGTCAACCTCAGGGACAATCTGAGGGTGGAGAACAGTCTACGGAACAAGAATCTGCTGAGGGTGAGGAACAAGAAACTGAAAGTTCCGAACCTGAAGTTAAGACTGCAGAATCTCTTGATGATAAGTTGAAGGAACTTGTCAATGAAAACTCTTCTGATACCACTTACGTTGAGATTCCTCAGGTGAATCTTGATACTATTATTGGCAAGAACTCTAAAATTCATAACGAGATTGATTCTTTCTTTGCCCGCCAACAAGAACAGATTGATGAGCACCACAAGGAAAACAACTGGGAAACTATAAATCTGTATGCCAATGCAGATGTAGATTTTCGTAAGTTCAAGGTATCTGCTCAAAAGGAAGTCAACTATCTTGTGAAAGAGTTTGAGTGTAAGAAAGCAGCAGATTCTTATGCTCGTGCTACAACCTCCCGCACTGGTGTTCTTGACTGTACCAAACTTCATTCATACAAATACAATGAAGACCTCTTCAAGAAAGTTACCACTCTTGCAGATGGTAAGAATCATGGTCTAGTGTTTGTTCTTGACTGGTCTGGTTCTATGTCAGAGGTTATGGCAGATACAATTAAGCAACTCTATAACTTGATTTGGTTCTGTAAGAAGGTATCTATTCCTTTTGAGGTTTATGCCTTTACTAATGAGTGGCGTCGTGGTGGATATGATTACCAAACTAAACAGCATCTTGCCGTAGACACTACTCCTCACTATGAGAAGAAGGATGGTCTGTTTTGTGTTGACCCTACCTTTTCTATGATGAATATTCTTACCAGTAAAGTCTCTGGTAATGAACTTGAGCACCAAATGCTTAACATTTGGCGAGTTGTATATTCTTTTGCTCGTTATTCTTGTGGATATACTCATCCCAATCGTCTTGGTCTTTCTGGAACTCCTTTGAATGAGGCATTCATTACTCTTCATCAAATTCTTCCTAAGTTTCAGAAAGAGAACAAACTGCAAAAAGTTCAGTGTATTGTTCTGACTGATGGGGAAGCAAACTATCTTCCACACCACGTAACAGTTAAAAGGTATGCTGAGCCTTACATTGGAACTAGGAATACCTACACAAATACCTCAGTTCTTCGTGATCGTAAACTTGGAACTACCTACAAGTTTGGGTATGGGTGGAATGCTTTTAGTGACACAATGCTCCGTCATTTGAAGGATACTTTTCCCTCAGTGAACTTTATTGGTATTCGTGTGGTTGAGGGTAGGAATGTGAATAGTTTTATCAAGATTTATCACGATCAGTATTCTGACGAATATAGTAAAATTCAAAAGGACTGGAAGAAACTTGGTAGTTTTTCTATCAAAGGTTCTGGGTATGATATTTACTTTGGACTTTCTTCCAGCAAACTCTCTCAGGAAGTTGAGTTTGAGGTAAAGGAAGATGCCACAAAGACTCAGATTAAATCTGCTTTTGTCAAATCTCTTAAGACTAAGAAACTTAATAAGAAAGTTCTGAGTCAATTTATTGAATTGGTGGCATAAAACCATAAATATTTTATATGTACATTTGGTAAATTAAATGGGAAGATTTAGTCAACTCATAGGAAATACTCCTGCTCCTGCTGTAGAACCTGTAGTTGAGCAGGAACCAGTTAGAGCAAGAGATGACAACGGTCATTTTATTGCTGACGATCCAAGCACACCAGAAAATGAAGCTTGGGTTGGTGGAGTTTCTCCTAAAAAAACTAGAAAGAGAACTTCAAAAAGAAAGTGATTTTTGATCGGGGTCAATTTTTTAAGAGTCCACTCTTCCCCTGACTCTGCCCCCACTCTGCCCTATAATATCTTCGTTGAGACAAACACACGCATTTTGTAATGGCACTTTCCACTGACTACATCCGCACTTCTCTTCAGTCCCTTTATGGTGACAGCATCGCAGCAGGAGATATTCGTGCCTGGTGTGCTATGAATGGAAGTAACTACCAAACTGTCACTAACAAACTTGCCCAATACAAGGTTGGTCGTGGCAGTTGGGATCTTACCGTTCGGGAACAAATGGAGCAAACCTACCAGTCTAGCCCTGCAATTCTTCCCGAGCGGGAACAACAAAACCTTATCCCTGAGAAAGATGATACCTTCGTCAAGTTTGGCAATTTTGGCGACATTCGCAAGATTATTCAATCGCGTCTCTTCTATCCCACGTTCATTACTGGACTCTCTGGCAATGGCAAAACGTTCAGTGTTGAACAAGCATGTGCCCAACTCGGACGGGAACTTATCCGTGTAAACATTACGATTGAAACTGATGAAGATGACCTTATCGGTGGTTTTAGGCTTGTTGATGGGAACACTTCATGGCATAACGGTCCCGTCGTCGAAGCACTGGAGCGAGGAGCAATTCTCCTTCTGGATGAAATCGACCTTGCTTCCAACAAAATCCTCTGCCTTCAGTCTATTCTAGAAGGCAAAGGTGTCTTCCTGAAAAAGATTGGTAAGTATGTCCGTCCTGCTTCTGGGTTTAATGTATTCGCTACTGCTAACACTAAGGGAAAAGGTTCTGACGACGGACGATTCATCGGCACTAATGTCCTCAACGAAGCGTTCCTTGAGCGATTCCCCGTAACTTTGGAGCAAGAGTATCCTACTCCTGCAACTGAGCAAAAGATTCTTGAAGGTATTGCTCTGGATCTCAGTGTGGAAGATCGCGTATTCTGTAAGCGCCTTGTGGACTGGGCAGACATTATCCGTAAGACCTTCTTTGATGGTGGTATTGAGGAAATCATTTCCACTCGCCGCCTAGTTCATATCATCCGTGCTTACAGCATCTTTGGCGATAAGGCAAAAGCAATCCAAGTTTGTGTGAACCGATTTGATGAAGAAACTAAGCAAGCATTTATGGAACTGTATGACAAAGTTGATGCAGACTTCCAAATGCCAATTGACGAACAACAACAAAACTGATATAATTTCTATTGAGGAAACTATGAAATCTGATTCTATGGATCAATACACTATGAGTTCTAATAGTGAAGGTACGATTGATATTAATAAAACTCCGGTGAATCATCTTTGGAGGTATAATGAGGATCAAATTCTTAAAGATATCAGTGATTATGTAACTAGCACATATCGCAGCCACTATACTGCTAGCGAACCAGGATTCCGCGATATTCAAACTATTGATTTGATGGCTGCTAAGGATCTTGCTTCTGCTTTCTGTCAAGCAAACATTCTTAAGTATGGGAGTCGTTATGGTTCTAAGGATGGTAAGAGTAAGCAAGACTTGATGAAAGTCATTCACTATGCTATGCTCCTTCTTCATTTTGATGGGCATTACAACCGCACACAAAATGGTTTGAATGAATTCCGCTGATTATGAAACTTCAAGAAAAATCAATGAAACTATCTGACAAAACTCTGACCCTTCTAAAAAACTTTTCTTCTATTAATCAGTCTATCTTGTTTAAAGAGGGGAGCAATCTTCGAACCATTTCTGTCATGAAAAATATCATGGCAGAAGCAACCATTGACGAGCAACTTCCAAAAGACTTTGGAATTTATGATCTGAATCAGTTTCTGAATAATCTTAATCTGTATCACAATCCAGAACTAGATTTTAAGAATGATAATCACGTATTGATTAAAGAAGGTAAATCTAGGTCACAATACTTCTTTTCGGATCCAAATGTAATTATTGTTCCTCCAGAAAAGTCCATCAATCTTCCTAGTGAGGATGTCTGTTTTATTTTGGATACAAAGGTTGTAGATAAACTGCTGAAAGCAGCAGCAGTTCTTCAACTTCCAGACCTCTCTGTTGTTGGTGAAGCGGGTGTAGTTAAACTTGTTGTTCGTGATAAGAAGAACGATACTTCTAATGTTCACCAAGAGATTGTTGGAGAAACTGATGAAGTATTTTCTTTCAACTTTAAGGTTGAGAATATTAAGATTCTTCCGGGAACTTATGAGGTTGTAATTTCTTCCAAACTTCTTTCTCGCTTTAAGAGTACAACCTATGACTTGGTTTATTATATTGCTCTTGAGCCTGATAGTACTTTTGGATGATGAAACACATTCTCTTTACTTTGAAGGGTTGCTCAGATCCAGTTCTTGATGACGAGCAATACATTAGAGATGTTTTGTATCAAACGTCAAAAGAATGTAAGTCAACTCTTCTTGCTTTGAACTCGCACAAGTTTCAACCTCAGGGAGTTACTTGTGTTGCTATGTTGGCAGAAAGTCATATTAGCATTCACACCTGGCCAGAAAAGGGAATGGCAGTCTGTGATATTTTTACTTGTGGAGATCATACAGATCCTCATGCTGGTGTTGAATATATGAAAAAAGCATTATTCGCAACAGATATTGTTAGTAAAGAATTTGTGAGGCCATTAGAATGAGAGACTGGAAACAAACATTTGAATCACTCAACGAAGAACAAAAACACAAACTTGCGGTTCTTCGTGTGATGGAGTGTACCAATGGCGTAATTCAGTATGCATTCAGAGATGGTTCTGAAAATGCTCTTTCTATCGAAGAGACTAGACGTGCCATGAAGTTCAGTATGGGTTGTATTAAGAGAATGCAAATTCCTCTTGGTGAAGAAACCATGGTGTTTGGTGATGATCTCAAAGAAATATTTGGTGAGATCAGAGACTTATATTTGAAAGGTAAGACAGATCTAAATGCCTTCTCTGAATTCATGGAAATTTCTATCTGCATGTATAATGTTCTGGGTAAAGATAGAATCCTTGAGGCACAAAAAGTTTTGTCACAACACATCATCGAAATTGCTCCGGAGAATTTACAATTGGGTGTGAACTACATTATGCAATTCATTAAATGAATATTTTCGCAACTTCTCCTGACCCTTGGGAATCTGCAAGGGTACTACCTGACAAACACATCGTTAAGATGCCACTCGAAACCTGTCAGATGCTCGCTATCGTTGCATCTGATAAGTGGGGACATGGATTTGGCACTCTTCCCAAAGCAGACGGTACGCCGTACAGTACTGAGAAGGGTGCCTTTCGCAATCATCCATGTACCAAGTGGGCATCTGAGTTTGTAATGAATTGGCAGTGGCTCCTTGCTCATGGATTCGCTCTCTGTGAGGAGTATGCGGCACGCTACGGCAAGGTTCACACCTGCTTCAGCACCCTTCTAGCAGCGCGTGAGATATTCCCCACAGGAGACCCCACAGGGCGCTCTGGAAGGGATCCTACGCCCTTTGCGCGGGCAATGCCTGATGAGTATAAGTTAGATACCAGTATCGATACTTTTACTGCTTATAAAATGTACATTGCATCTAAGCCTTGGGTATGCGATAATTACCTTCGGTTGCCACATCGTAAACCTGATTGGATTTGATTATGCGTGATGAATTCTTGTGGGTTGAGAAATATCGCCCAAAGACTATTGAAGATTGTATTCTTCCAGCTGCAACAAAAAAGACATTTAAAGAGTTCCTACATAAGGGTGAGGTTCCAAACCTTCTTCTTGCTGGACCTCCTGGAGTTGGTAAAACTACAGTCGCAAAAGCACTTTGTAATGAATTAGGAGTAGATTTTTATGTCATCAACGGATCTGACGAAGGACGATTTTTGGACACGGTACGGAACCAAGCAAAAAACTTTGCTTCGACCGTCTCACTTTCTTCGACTGCAAAACACAAAGTCATCATCATTGATGAGGCAGATAACACAGGGAACGACGTACAACTCTTGCTACGGGCAAATATTGAGACGTTTTATAGCAACTGCAGATTCATCTTCACCTGTAACTACAAAAACAAAATCATCGAACCACTCCACTCAAGGTGTGCGGTCGTCGATTTTTCGATTAGTGGAAAAGCAAAAGCAGAACTTGCTTTGTCCTTCTTCAACCGTCTCCGGACTATTCTTGAGGAAGAAGGTATTGAGTATGATAAAACGGTTGTCGTAGAACTAATCAACAAACACTTTCCAGATTGGAGGCGTGTTCTAAATGAGTGCCAAAGGTATTCCACTGGCGGCAAGATTGATTCTGCGATTTTAGCTTCATTCTCTGACGTAAACATCAATGATCTCATTAAAAGTCTCAAAGAAAAGAACTTCACCGAAGTTCGAAAGTGGGTCGTTAATAATTTGGACAATGATTCTGGGGTACTTTTGCGTCGTATTTATGATGCTCTTGTTACATCCCTTGAAAACAATAGCGTTCCTGCTGCTGTGCTTATTATTGCTAAGTATCAGTATCAGATCGCGTTCGTCGCAGATCAAGAAATTAATCTTTTGGCGGCGCTAACAGAAGTTATGGTTGAATGTAATTTTAAGTAAAGAACTATGGAAGTAAAACTGATTCGTATGTCTTCTGGTGAGGACATTGTTACTGAGTTTATTGGACAAACCGAAGAGATTGTTTCAATTAAAAACCCCATTGTTGCCATTCCTACGGGATCTGGTAAGATTGGATTTGCTCCTTGGTCTCCCATCGTGAGTAAAGAAATTGAAAGTCTGGATATTAATGCTAGGTTTGTAATTTATGTAAGTGACCCTGATCCCGATGTGGTTGACCAGTACAAAAACATGTTCTCCACTATTGCTACTCCACCATCCAAAAAACTTATTGTGTGATGAAATCTCTTAAAACTCCTTTGAGGTATCCTGGAGGCAAGTCTCGCGCTTGTACTAAGATGGATCCATATTTTCCAGATCTTAGAGAATACCAAGAATTTCGTGAACCATTTCTTGGTGGCGGTAGTGTTGCTATTCACGTCACTAAGAAATATCCACATCTTGATATTTGGGTAAATGATCTTTATGAACCATTGGTAAACTTCTGGCAACAACTCCAGATGTTTGGTAATGATCTTAAGGATCAACTTGTAGACTTAAAGAGTACAAACAACACACCAGATAAAGCAAGAGTTCTTTTTAATGACGCAAAGATTGCTGTCAATGATACTCATCAAACCAACTTAGAAAGAGCAGTTGCCTTTTATATTGTAAACAAGTGCTCTTTCAGTGGTCTTACTGAGAGTTCTTCATTTTCCCAGCAAGCATCAAATAGTAATTTTAGTTTGAGGGGTATTGAAAAACTTCCAGAATATTCTAAGATTATTGAGCGTTGGAAAATAACAAACTATTCTTATGATTATCTCCTTGATTATAAAGATAGTACTTTTGTATATCTTGATCCTCCTTACGACATCAAGGATAACCTATACGGGAAAAAGGGATCTATGCATAAAGGTTTTGATCATGACAAGTTTGCTTCTGATTGCTCTACTTGCGATATGCCTCAGTTGGTAAGTTATAACTCTGACCAACTTGTTAAGGATAGATTTGTCAATTGGAGTGCTGCTGAGTTTGACTTGACTTATACCATGCGTTCTGTTGGAGAATACATGAGAGACCAAAAGCAACGTAAAGAACTTTTGCTATTTAATTATGGAATTGAAGGACTGGTTAAACTCTATTAATTTTACAAAAGAAGATTTATCCCAAGATATTAAAGAATATCCGCCATACATTATTAACAAATGTTTGTCTGGACATCTTGACTGCATTCTTTTTGCCAATGAGATGAATAAAAATCACCATCTCAGCAAAGACATGCAATATCTGTTTTATCTAAATAGTCTTAGGAAAAGGAAGAGATTTTCTCCCTGGCTCCGTAAGGACAAAGTAGCAGACTTAGAATGTATTAAAAAATACTATGGATATAGTAATGAAAAAGCATTACAAGCTCTGAAAATACTGAGTACAGAACAGATTAATTTCATCAAAAAAAGATTTGAAACGGGCGGAACAAAATGACTAATCAAACTATTGAACCTCAAGTAGAATGGTCTCCAGATATGATGGTAGAGGTCATTCTGAATGAACCTGATGATTTCTTGAAAGTGCGTGAGACACTGACTAGAATCGGAGTTGCATCCAGAAAGGAAAAGAAAATCTACCAGTCTTGTCACATTCTTCATAAGCAAGGTAGGTACTATCTTGTTCACTTTAAAGAACTTTTTGCTCTTGACGGTAA